ACAACATATAATTATGTATCAAATACAACACAAACGAGAACAATTTAATGCCAGCAGTTACACGATTAGGAGATATATGTTCAGGTCATGGGTGTTATCCACCTAGGGTTAATGACGAAGCAAGTACTGATGTATTTGTGAATGGTATTGGTGTACATCGAGAAGGTGATCACTGGGTAACACATTGTTGTGGTCCTTCTTGTCATGATTCTGTATTAGCAAAAGGATCAGATACAGTATTTGTTAATGGTATACCTGCAGCTAGAATTGGTGATCAAGTTGCATGTGGATCTATTGCAGCACAAGGTTCACCAAGCGTATTTTTCGGTTAAAAGGCTTATAAATAATACTATGGCAAGGAATACAAGAACATTTTCAGACTTTGATTTTAACTTTACTAAGCATCCAGCAACGTATGATGTGGCTATGAAGTATGACGAAGAAGCAATTAAAGCTTCAGTTCGTAACCTCGTTTTAACTCAAAACTATGAGAGACCATTTCATTCAGAAATAGGTTCACAGATAAGAGGATTACTATTTGAACCTTCTGGTCCTATGCTTAATGTAATGTTAAAAAGAGCAATTGAAGATACAATTATAAATTTTGAACCTAGAGTTGTATTAGATGATGTACTTGTAAATGTTCAACCAGATGAATATACAGTTTCGGTTAGCATCTATTTCACAATAATAAATACAAATAGACCTATAGAGGTTGACTTAATTCTTACGAGAACACGATAATGGCACATTATACGAATAGGAAAATACAAACATCAGAATTAGATTTTGATGCAATTAAAGCAAATATAAAAGAATATTTACAAGGCCAAGATACTTTTAGAGATTATGACTTTGAAGGATCTAGTCTTTCAATTCTTTTAGATGTTCTTGCTTATAACACCCATTACAATGCTCTATATACTAACTTAGCGGTTAATGAATCATTTTTAGATTCAGCCAGCAAGCGATCAAGCATCGTTTCACGAGCAAAAGAAATTGGGTATATTCCTCATTCTGCAACTGGTGCTATAGCAAAAATTAATGTTGTTGTTTCTAATACTACAACAACTCCTGCTTCATTAACAATTCCTGCATATCAACCATTTCAAGCAACAATAGATGGATCAACATATAATTTTTATAATACTGAAGCCGCGGTTGCTTCACTTTCAGGATCAACATATACATTTGCTGATATAGAAATTAAAGAAGGTATACCACTACAATTTAAATATACTGTTACTGATGGTGTAAAATACATTATACCAAATCAAAATGTTGATTTAAGCACAGTAAGAGTTAGAGTTCAAGAAAATTCAGCAAGTGCCTCATTTGAAACATTTGTTCGTCAAGACGAATTATTAGATTTAAATGAAACTTCTAAAATATTCTTTATTAAAGAAATAGAAAATCAATTGTATGAATTAGAGTTTGGTAATGATGTTATTGGTAAAGCCCTTGCTAATGGTAATGTTGTTACGATTTCATACATGACAACAAATAAAACAGAAGCAAATGGTGCTCGAGTATTTTCATATCAAGGTGCCACGCTTTTAGGTGGAAATGTTGCTGTAACAACAACGTTAGGAGCAACCGGTGGTACAGATGTAGAAGATATTGAATCAATAAGATACAATGCACCAAGATATTATACAGCACAAAATAGAGCTGTTACAACCGAAGATTATAAAGCAACAATTTATAGATCATATCCTGATGCTCAAACAATTAATGTATGGGGTGGAGAAGATAACATTCCTGCACAATATGGTAAAGTGTTTATTTCAATTAAACCTGAAACAACAAACGCTTTAACAGCAGCACAAAAAGATTTGATCATTACAGAAATATTAAAGAATAAGAACGTTGTATCTATTACGCCAGAAATTGTTGACCCAGAATATATTAATTTAGAAGTAACAACAACAGTTTATTATAATCCTAATCTTACAACACGCGCATTAAGTGATATTAAAGATCTTGTCATACAAACAATTAAAGATTATAATGATGATCATTTAGAATCATTTACCGGAATATTTAAATATTCTAATCTGTCTAGAAATATTGATGATACCGAAGATTCAATACTAAGTAATATTACAACAATTAAATTACATCGAGAAGTAGAAGTTCGATATAATAGTAATACAACATATGAAATTAATTTAGGTAACCCAATCTATCATTCAGGAGTTCCTGAACAATCTGTTTCAACACACGGATTTATGATTGCAGGTTATGATCAAATGATGTACATCGAAGATTTTCCAAATTCTGATGATCAAACAGGCTATTTAAGATTGTATTACATTGAAAACGATATTAAAAACTATATTCGTGATTTTGGTGAAATTGACTATGATACAGGTTATATTAAAATGAATGAAATAGAAATTACTGGTATCGATACTTCAGCAAGCCCTTCTTTTGAATTTATTATTAAACCACAATCAAATGATGTAGCATCTATAAGAAATCAATTAGTACAAATACCTGATAACAATATATTTGTTAATGTAATTGCTGATAAAGTAGCACAAGGAGATCAAGCAGGTAATTCTAATTACATATTTACATCGAGCAGAAATTAATAGATGAGTGATATTAAGTTAAAAAGTGTAGTATCTAAACAGGTACCTGAGTTCGTACGATCAGACTATCCAATATTTGTAGAATTCTTAAAAGGATATTACGAATGGTTAGATCAACACGAACGAAGAGATCTACTTGAATTAAGAGATATTGATACTACTCTTGATGAGTATGTAGAATATTTTAGAAGAGAACTTGATATACTCGGCGGTACTAGTTATCCATTTATCGATAAAAGATTATTTTTAAGAAAGATTAAACCTTTATTTAAATCAAAAGGTACAGAGTCTTCTTATAAGTTTTTATTTAAAATATTATTTAATAAAGTTGCAGATATTTCGTATCCTTGGAATTCTGTACTTAAGGCATCTGATGGTCGTTGGAACCAAGAGATGTCATTGTTTATTGACATTACTTCTGGTGATGCAAATACATTACCTGGAAATCGAATTGTTGTTAGTGGTACTAATGTTTCAATTAATGTATTTGTAACTCGTGTTAAACATGTACAAGATGGTGTATACGAAGTATTCATAGATAAAAACTTCTTCGGTACAATTGAAACTAATTACACAATTAATTTTAATGGTATTACCGGTAATATTATACCAACATCAACTAAAGCAACAATTATAAGACCTGGTGAAGGATTTAAGATTGGTGATTTGATTGAAGGTACTACTATATCTGCCGGTAAAACGATTACTCAATTATTAAAAGTAACAAGTGTAGATTCAAATGGTGGTATTACTGGTGTTGTTAATATACGATTTGGTGCTGGTTATGAGAATGATTTTTTCTTATTAACATCTAAATCAACGATTGATGTTTCTGGATCTACTTTTACTTTAGATAAAGGTGTTACAAGACAATATTCTTTACCTGATAATTCTATCATTGAAAAATATCAAGAATATGGTTATGCATTAACACCTAATTATTCTGCAACTTCTTATGGTGAAGCAACATATGTAGGTACAATTATACAACAATTCTTTGAAGAAACTGGCATTGGTCAAAACGAAGAAACAAATTTTGCACTAATCCAATTTGAAATTGGTGCTGTTGCAAAATATCAAGGGTATTATTCTACTAATGATAGTTTCCTTGACGATGATATGTTTATTCAAGATAGTCGATTCTATCAAAAATATTCATATCTTATTACAGTTGATGAAAATTTAGAAAAATATAAATCAATTGCTAAATCATATTTACATCCAGCTGGTACAGCGTTATTTGGTGAATATCAAATACAGAATAACTTTGTAGCTGGGATTGAAGGAAGTATTGAACTTGCTGAATGGGTATCGAAGGCTACATTTACGTTAATAAATACTACTATACCTACAGACTACACTTATGCTACAGATAATGGTGGTTTAATTAAAGTTGAACCTTATGATTTAGAATTCTATGTAATACCTGAAGAAGATTATAACCCACCAGGAATGTTAACATTCTATGGTGATGGAAGAAATATGTTAGAATCAGATATAACCGTTTCTGATTCAGATCCAATAACAACGGTAACTTAGGAGTAAACATGTTAAAAGATAGTATTAAATTGACAGGGCGTTTGTCAATTAAAAAATACGATAAAGAAGGTAAAGTGAACTATGAAAAAGAAGTTCCTAACCTCGTCGTAACGTCAGGAAAGGAATTCATTGCTCAGCGTTTATGTAATAATGACTTTGATTTTATGAGTCATATGGCTGTTGGTGATGATGCATCGACTGCTGCAGTTAATCAAACTGCACTTCAAAACGAATTAGCTCGAGTTGCTGTATCAAGTGCTACACCTTCTGGTGTATCTGCAACATTTAATGCATCATTCGGAGCTGGCGTAGGTACAGGCGCTTTAGTTGAAGCTGGTATCTTTAATGCTGCAGCATCAGCCGTTAAAACATTTGACGGTGATAATGATGTTGATGATGCGAGTGATAATATAACAATTAGTTCACATGGATTTACAACTGCAGATAAAGTAACATATACAGATGGTGGTAACGTTGCTATTAGCGGTTTATCTGATGGTGGTACATACTATGTTATTGTTGTTGATTCAAATACAATCCAACTTGCAGCTTCAGAATCAAACGCAAATGCTGGAACACAGATAAATATTACAGGTACAAGTGGTACTGGTCATAAGTTAACTGCCGGTACTATGCTATGTAGAACAACATTCCCTGTTATTAATAAATCATCTACAGAAACTGTAGCAATTTCTTGGGTGATTACTGTAGGATAATTAAATGGCTTCATCATACTCAATATTTAAAGCAAAGTTTAAGAAAACAATTGCTGATGCTATCTACCAGGAAGTAACGTCTAGAACAGCACGTTACTATCATTGGTTTGGTAAGGAAAACTCATGGCAAGATTTCTTGTCACCATTTATTCCTGCTAACCCAACAACTGATGCTCCTGGTGCGCCATCAGATAATTTTAGATATGATCTTCACGTTCGTCGTGATATCTTAACTGCTAAACTTGTTAAACCATCTGATGTATCATATGTTGTAAGACGTATTGATTGGATGTCAGGTGAAGTGTATGATGACTATGATGATGCATATGATACAACAACTGGTTTTGGATATGGCCCTGCTTACTCCGGGGCTACACGCCTAGAAGATTCAAACTTCTATGTCCTTACAACTCAGTATAACGTATATAAATGTATCTGGAATAATGTTAATCAACCATCAACAATTATGCCAACCGGTACAACACCTGATGTATTTGAAACTGGTGATGGGTATAAATGGAAATTCATGTATACGATTCCTGTTTCATTAAGAAATAGATTCTTATCATCAGAATATATGCCAGTATCAAACGCTTTAAAAGCACAGTTCTATAGTTCCGGTGAAATAGAAAATATTTCTATTGAAGATGGCGGTGAAGGATATAACCCAGCAACAACTACTGCTGTAATTACTGGTGATGGATATTTAGAAGATAACCCATACGCAATACAAGAAATTCAAGTTACTGATGGCGGGGATGGCTTTACATCAATACCATCTATTACAATGTCAGAACCATTTACAGAATATTTTACATTTTCTCCTAATGCAGATGTAGCAGTTGGTTCATATGTTAAACACGTAGATCCTTCAACATTAGATCAAAACTATTATTATGTTGTTTCAGGAACAAAAGTTGGAGCTACAGGTCCTACACATACAACTGGCACTGTTACAAATGGTGCTGCTCAATTAAAATTTGCAGGCCAAAGAGCAAAAGCTTCAGCATCATTATCAGGAGATGCTATTAATTCAGTAACACTTGATGATGCAGGTTTTGGTTATGAAGATCAACCAACCGCAACCGCAGATTTTCCAGTTACAAAAGACGCTGATTGGTCTATTGCAGCTAGCCTTTCACTTAATGATATTATCTATCATAATGGAATATATTATGAGGTTACACTTGCTGGCACAGCCGGAACAACAGCTCCTACTCATACAACAGGAACACAAGTTAATGGTACAGCAGAACTAACATATTATGCAAAAGATGCGGTGCTATTACCTGTCACAGAAAAAACAAACGCAACAATTGACTTAATTATTTCTCCAGGTATTGATTCAGTATTTAGAGTTATTGTTTCAAACCCTGTTCCTAAATATACAGAAGTTCCACTTGTTACTATTGCAGCTCCAGCATCAGGTGTACAAGCAGAAGCAACTGCATCAATATTAGATGGAAGAGTTTCATTAATTAACTTAACAAATCCAGGTGATGGATATACTGCAGCTCCTACAGTTACAATCGGTGCACCATTTAAAACATTTAATGCACTTGATGATATTGCATCAAATCAAATTACATATGAAGACCATTTATTAGTTACTGGTAATGAAGTTGTGTATAGCAATGGAGGCGGTACAGATGTTGGCGGTTTAACAAATAATGATACATATTATGTTATTCGTGTTGATGATAACACATTTAAACTTGCTACTTCTTTAATTAATGCTGAAGCTGGCACTGCTATAGCAATAACAACAGGTTTAGATGAAGAACATACTTTAACAATGACATCCGGAGCATCTGGTATTGCAACTCTTGGTACAGGAGGAGAAATTGTAGGTTATACAATTACAGATGCAGGTTTTGGTTATACAAATGCTAATATTGAAGTTGTGGATTCATCAGGTAATGGATCTGGTGCTGTACTTGTTGCTGACTTTACTCAGGGCAATGTTGATACATTACAATCAAATGTAGAATTACTTGCTGTTCCAGGTGCTATTTACACAATGAAAATTGTTGATGGTGGTACTGGTTATTCTGCAGCAACGGTTAACATCTTAGGTGATGGTGAAGGAGCAACAGCAGTAGCTACAGTAAATAATGGTTCAGTAACACACATTGAAATGACTAATCCTGGTCGTGGATATACATGGACAGAAATTGAAATTACAGGTAACACTGGTGCTAGCGGTGCGGTTGCAAGAGCAATTATGACTCCTTTAGGTGGTCATGGTTCAAATGCAATTGATGAACTGAATGCAAACGCTATTGTTTTCTATACATCAATATCACGAGACAAAAACCAAGGCTTAGAGATTACAAACGATTATCGTAAAGTTGGATTAGTTCGTAACTTTAAACAATTTGGATCAAATCGAAGATTTACTGAAGATGTGGGATCAGGTTGTGTATTAATTACAGGCGTATTTAATCCTGCATTATTAGAATATGATATGTTATTAACAAAAGATGAATATAAGAAGTATCGTATTGTTGAATTTACAGATACACAAATCTTATTATCAGTATTTAACAACTTTACACTTGAAGTTGGCGATGTATTAACAACAGATCCAACAAATGCAGGTCGTGTTTCTAATCCTGCAATTGCAGCATCGAATATTACTGTTCAATCTGTAACAGAAAGAACAATTGATCAGTTCTCTGGTGACTTCTTATTCTTTAGTGTAAGAGAATCATATGCACCAACATCAGATCAAATCATAACAGTTAGAACAATTGTAGAGATTTAATATAAATAATATAAACAAATTAAAAGAGTTTAACTATGGCAATTAATTTTAATACCAATCCTTACTATGATGATTTTGATGAAACTAAACAGTTTCATAGAATCTTATTTAGACCAGGTTACGCTGTTCAAGCAAGAGAACTTACCCAATTACAAACACAATTACAAGATCAAATTGATAAATTTGGTAAACATGTATTTGTAAATGGTTCTATTGTATTAGGCGGTGGCCGAACATTTGAAAATGATCTTGTATCAATTAAAATTGATACTAATTTTGGTGGTCAAACTGTTAATAGAGTTAACTTTGTTGATAAAGTTATTATTGGTCAAACATCTGGTGCAGAAGCTACAGTTAAACAAGCCATAGGTTTAACTGAGACTGATCCAATTACATTTATTGTTAAACCAATTGCAGGTAATTCTTTTCAAGCTGGCGAAACAGTTCAAACAGCTGATGGTACATACTCAGCATCTATACAATTAACAAACCCAATTAATGATGCAATGCTTTTCTCAGTTGATGAAGGAATTTTCTTTGTTGATGGTAAGTTTGTATTTTCTGAAGCACAAACAATTGCTATTGACAAATACTCAAATACATCATCTAAAAATATTGGTTTTACAGTTGTGGAAACTATTGTTGACAGTGATGGAGATGAATCATTACTTGATAGAGCTCAGGGTTCACCAAACTTTGCAGCGCCTGGCGCAGATCGATATAAAGTTGCATTAACATTAACTTCAAAAAATTTAGGTGTAGATCAAGATAATTTTATTGAAATTGCAAGAGTTGTTGATGGTGAACTTGTTGTTAATAGAGCAAAAACAGTTTATTCCGAAATTGGTAATGAATTAGCAAGAAGAACATTTGATGAATCTGGTGATTATACAGTTAAAAGATTCCCAATTCAAGTTTTAGATCATCAAGCAGATATTCCTAATGCAGATAAATTTACGGTTGCATTAGATCCAGGTAAAGCATATGTTAAGGGTTATGAATTTGAAACAATTAACCAAGAATTTTTAGAATTAGATCGTGCAAGAGAGTTTGATCAAGCAGAAAGTTTAGATGTATCTACATCATATGGTAATTATATCTATGTAGATCTTCTTCTAGGTGATCCTGCTGATAGTGCTCCGAAAACAAATATTGTACCAAATAGTTATTCATCATTTAATTTAAGAGATGGTAGCGGTACTATTGGTACAGCCAAATTAAGATATATTAAATGGGTATCTGGTACTCATGGTCAAAATGCTGCAGTATGGAAATTATACTTATTTGATATTCAAATGAATCCTGGTGAAGTATTCGCAGACGTTACTAATGTTGGTGATGCTGTATGGTCAGCAAATGTAGATGCATTAAGTAAAGTCGGTGGTACGGGTGATACATTTATTTCTGG